TTTCAAAATTAATTTTTGGTCTATTTTTTTTTTGCCCTTCAAGTATTTGAAAGGTCATACTATCAGTATTAAATACCCAATCAGGCAATAACCAATCTTGAACATCGTGATGACAAGTTACCGCTATAAATTGTTTATCTGATTTTCTAATTGCTTTTTGCATAGCATAAGAACCTATTTTAGCTACATTTCTATCAACAACAGAAGTAAATTCATCAAATACAATTAAATCATCTTCTTTTAACAAAGCATTAGCCAAATCAACTCTCATTTTTTGTCCATTAGATAATACTGAATAAGGCTTTAACCAACTTGGTGGAGAGCTAAAGCCAACACTATTAAAAGTTTTTGTTATATCTTCCACAGATACATTATCAGGCATATCATCTAAAATACTTTCTGCTTTATAATTAAAATTAGTAACATAAGCATCTTTAAATAATTCTTTAGCTATTGTTGTCTTACCTGTTCCACTACTTCCTACTATTAAACCTATTTGCCAATTATCAGGCATTTCTATATTACCTTTAAAATGTTCTTTTATATGTTCCGTTTGTAAGTCAAACTTACCCATTACAGAAGAAACTCTAAATGTTTTTTTAGGTTTACTTTCTCTTAAAATGTCAAAATTCGGCATTTATATCCTTTTTGTGTTAATTCATTATAAATTTGTTCTTGTTCTCTTTCAGAATTTAATTCTATTTCTACCCTATATTCTTCGCTTATATTGTCTGATATATCATTTACATCATTATTTTGTTTATCATCTTCATTCTCCCATACATCTAAACCCCATTCAGCAAGTTGAACACTATCCCATTCATTAGCTAACATATCCCACTCCCATTCTCCAAATCCTACATTGTCTTTTACTATAAATTCTTTCTTTTGTTCTTCACTTAAACCCTCAGCTACTTCAATCCATACTTCTTTAAGTCCTGCGTCTTTACTTGCTTTCAATCTCATGTTGCCACCCAGCACCATCATATCTTCATCAACTACAATAGGTCTTAGCTTTAACATTTCAGGAAAATCCTGTATTGACTTTACTAGCTTTTTAAATTTATCATTTTTAATTATTCTAGGGTTGCTTGGATTTGCTTTTACCTTGCTTATCTTAACTTGTTGTTTCATAATAATATAATAGAAATTTTTTTTATTTATTTAATAGTTTTCACATCTTCTTGCCAAACTATTATTAAATCTTTTTTTAATTTTTTCACTTATTGCCTTACTTATTCTTTGTTGCCCTAAATTAAATTTTTCTGACAATTCTTTCAAATTAGTGTTCGGATTTTCAAAATAAAAATTAACAGCTTTATTTGTTAAAGATTTTAAATATTTTCTTGTTCTTGGTTTTTTCATTATTAATAATTTTCATTAACTCCTTTTTCGCCTACTAATTTTTCTTTAGCACTATCCCATAATTTGTCATGCTTTTTTTTCTTGCTTAATGATTCTTCTGTTCTTATTATATTAGGCATGCCCTCGTTTGGTTTACAATACATATACTTTCCAAATTCACAAATTACGTCACTAACCCATTTATTATCTTTATAAATAATTTTAGCTTTATTTACTTCTTTCTCTTTATTGCAACAGTCACATTTATATAGTGCCATTTTTAAGTTTGTCTAATTCTATTGTTAAATTATCTAATTCAAATTGTAAATGATTTATAGCTTTTTTTATATCTTCTATGCCTCCGTCACTGTGTTTCCGTTTACTGCGTAATAGGTAAGTAACAGCCGTTCCTATATTGTAAGTTAGATCAAAATTGCTTACTACATCTTTTGCCATGTAGCCATTTTTTCCTTTATAATAATCTGGTATTTTCATTCGCTGTATTTTTTATATAGTTTTTTTATTCCATCAAAACAAGTTGATAAACAAGAGCCGCAATTAGTTCCCGTATTATAATTTGTCATATATATAGTGTTGTATGTTTCTATCATTCTTTTTTTTGCAGCTTGGTTTTTTGCTCTTCCTGTTTTTAAGTCTTTCCACATATCTAATATTTCATCTATTATTTCTTGCGGCAAATCATCAGGTGTTTCTATTTCAGTTGTTTTCTGCCACTTGCCTTGACTACAACCCATTGGTGCTAGTCGTGCCTTAATCTTCATAAAACAACCACAATCTTTACAAGTTCCTGTAGGCTTAAAATAATATACACAACTCCTGCAAATTGTAATTCTATCTTCATAGATTTCATTAGGCACAAAAAACCTATTCATTTTAATTAGGGTATATTACTACTAGACTTCCTTTTTTCATTTTTTTTATTTTTAGATAAATGATATTGCCTGTTATCTTTTTCATGCCAAAAACCAAACTGCATGACAAAAGTATTTTTTTTTATAGGATCATACATTTTCATTTAATTGTTTTTTAAGTATTGTTCTTACTTTATCTATTGTTGTATATATGCTATTCCTACTTATATTAGTTTTAGCACTTAAACTGTCTAAAGTATTATTTTCATAGTAATATAATTCAAAAAGTTGTTTGTCATACCAGCTTAACTTGTCTAACTCTTTGTCTATCATTTCCAATTTAATTAAATGTGTATTATCTATTTCTTCATTTGCAACATTTGACAAATCTTTATTATAATAATTGCTACATTTGTAATCATTATTAGTGCTAGTTTTACTATAATTACCATTAAAGCTATCAATATGTGTATAATACTTTTCATACTTATAATAAAAACTACTTCTTTTACTTCTTAATGCTCTTCTTAAAGCCACAGCACCATAACGGGTTATGCCAAGTATACCATCATTATCATATATTTTTTTTATTGTTTCTGGGTTTGCTTGTAAAAAATACAACATTAATTCCTGCACTGCTTCATTAACTTTGTTTTCATCTGTTGTTAGTCCATACGCCATTTTTCTAAATTTATCTGTAAGTTTAGATATTTCTATGTAAATTTTATTCATTACTAGGTTCTAATTCATACAGCTTTTCCGCTACTTCATGTAACATTTGCTCTAAAACTACTTTATAAGCTCTTAAAACAGCCGCATTTCTTTTTGTTTCTAAACCGCAAAAAAAACCATTTGTAGCTACTGATAAATTTATAGGTATTACCATAAGCCAATCGTAAAAATTACCGCTATCTTTAGTTCCTGTTCCATAATTATTTGAGTATTCAATAATAGTTTCTATTACATCTAAATAGCTGTTGTATCTGTTTTTAGTTGCTAATTCTTCTGCAAAGTTTTTACACATTAAAATATAAGGCTCTATTATACTTTTGTGTTCTTCATTTGCATAAATTGGTATTTGCATTCCCCAAAGTTATAAAAAATATTATTCTATTCCTTTTTCTTTTTTTAAGTTTTTAACAGTTTCCTTGTAATAACTTATCTTATCTTCATACCACCATCTAGCAAACTTTATCATTTGTGTTGCTTCTTCTTGTTTTTTTTCTGAAGTTCCTTCTCCATATTTAGCATCTAAGTTTAAGGCAAACTTATATTGCTCTCCTCCACGAAACATATTACAAGCTACGCATTGTGGAGCGCAATTTTGCTCATCAAATCTAGTTGGTAAATATCTTCTACTTTGAAAATGCCCACACTGCATACCTGACTTATAATATTTTACTGATCCACAAGTAAAGCATTGCACCATTCCTTCATCAGTAGCATCTCTAAGTCTTATGTAAAGACTAAACCACTTATCTAATTCTTTTTTTAACTTACTTATTGTTTTCATAAATATTACCACCATATTTAGGTGTGCTGTCTGCGTCAATCATACCTTTTGATTTTTCGACACAATTCAATACGACATCTCCCTTTTTTATGTTTCGTATTAAGCGTTCCCATTTATGATAGTTTCTAAAAGCAGTATAGATACAAGTTCTATAAGACTTTTCGCCATCATTAAAAAACAGATAATACATATCGCCACCAAATTTTGATGGCATTTTCTTTTGATTTTTGTAAATTAATTTCATCTTAGTTCTCTTATTAGCCACATTATAATAGCTGTTATTATTACCCATCCAATCATTTTAATAGTTTTATTTTTTCTTGATAAAAAGGAACGTCTTTCATTCCTAGTGTTTTAACTTGATGATAAGCATCATCTATTACTTTTTTATGAGCATAAGTCCATTTGTAAAAAGTTCTTATATTTAAAAATGGTTCATTTTTACTAAATCTAACTCCTTGATGGAAAGCATCTTGCACTTGATTGAAAGTCATATTACCAAAACGTTTTTCTTTGATTAAATCATTTGCAAAAATTTTACTTAAAGTTGCCATAGTTTTACCATCTGTTTTATGTCCAATTTCAATTGATGTTTTGGCTATTAATTCATAAACTTTTTCAGTTAATTCATTTATATTTTCTTGTTTTAAAATTTTCATTATATCAAATTTTTATATTTATAACCTGTTTTTGCTAATATTTTTAAATTTACAATTTTTACGTTAGTAATATAATAAGCATTTTTTATATCTATTTTATTTATTAACATTGGATATTTAACAACATTTAATATAGGAAATGTTTCACAATCATAATTTCTAGCAAATATGCATTGATTAATTTTTTTTCTAAATGGTTTAAAATTTTTACTATTATTTCTTTTATATTCAAATTCTATGTTACAATAAACTATTTCTCCTTTATTTACATTATCTATTTTCATAAAAATTCTTTTCCTTTCAAATATTCATTTAATTGAGTATCTATTTTACTCATTGTTTGTGGTTTATTTTTATTTCTTCTTTCCCACGTTCTAACTGCTGCTTTCCAATCTTTCATTTTGTTTTTACCTATTTGCCAATTCTTACTTTCATAAAAATCTATAAAAGCTTCTGCATCTATATTATTGTTGCGTAAAATACAATAATTTTTAACTTCATCTAAAGTTGGTTTTTTAAAACGCACCTTACTATTACTATACGTAGTATTATTATTATTTATATTTATATTAGTATTATCTGTTAACTTTTCTTTACTAGGGTTGTTAACCAAAGTTATGACCCTTGTTAATATTTCTTTACTACCTTGTTTATATATGTTAACTCGCCTTATATGATTGTTATCTTCTAAGATTTTTAACCACTTTTGAATAGACACCCTACTAACTTCATAAAGTTTGCAAAAGTAATCAGTAGAAGCTGTGCATTTTCCATTCATATTACACAATGCTGTTATTTCTGCATAAAGCAACTTGGCATTAGGTGTTAGCTTTTTGCAGTATCTTACATCAGCAGGAATAATAGCATAATAGTTAGGTTTTTCCATTATATAATTTCTAAGTTATAATTACAATCTTCCATTGCAAACTTACATTTTTCTAGCATTTCGTAAAAATCTCTGTAAGAAACTTTAACATCAGCTTGAACTTTACCAGAAGTAACCCTTATAGTAGTTTGGTGTGTTTTACTATTTAAAACACCATTGTTTTGCAAGTGTTTCTTTAATTGACTTAAAGAAATAAAAACTTTCTTTTGCCCTTTAAAATTATAATAAGCATTAAAAATTGTATTAAAAACATCTCTATATTTAGGGTATGTTCTATAATTACTTTCATGATATTTTTCATAATGATATACAGCAACCCTATCTCTATTTAAAACTTTAGCAATAATAGTAGGGTGTGTTTCATCAATCATTCTTGATACTACACTAACAATAGTTCTAGGCAACGCATATTTTTCTTTCCTACTTTTATATGCTAGCGAATTTTTAGGCAACCCTAAAATGTCAGTTGCTAAATTGCATAATATTTTAAAATTATCTTCTGCTATCATTTTAAAAAGGAACATCATCTGGCGTTATAAAATCTGTTGACTTTTTAGCGTTACTTTGGTTTGTAAAATGATAACCATCTATATTATGATAATATTTGCCGTTGTATTCTCTTGAATATATGTTACACAAAATTGCAACTTGCATACCTATTTCTAATTTATTAAGGTCTTCAATTTTTTCTTCGCCAAAAGCACTTACTGCTATTAAATTATTAAATTCATTACCTGTGTCTATTACAATAGTTTGTTTTTTCCAACCCTTACCAGCTTTACTTGTTCCTGATTCTGCTTGTAGCTTTTTTACTAATTTTCCTTTTACTTCCATTTTTATTATTTATTTTGTTAATACTAGGTTTATCTTTTTCTTCTTCACAATGGGGACATTCAACTACAAAATCTGTATCTCTGTATTCATCGTGCTTAAAACAATAATCTATACTCATTTTTTTTGGTTTATAATTTCTAAAATTTTTACTAATTTTTCTTTTGTTTCAATAACTTGTAATTTTAATTTAAAGTTATTTTCTCTTACCCTTTCGTTTTCTTTACGCAAATGTTTAATTTGATCATTTTCTACTAAAGGTGTATTAATACTGTTTTTTGGTATATAATTTTTCATAATTAATTATTTAAAAAAAGAAAGTGAAAAGGAATTGATAAAAATACAAAGTATAACTGCTGAATTATTAATTTGTTAATATCTAACCTTTTCACAATCTATGTTATTTACGTTTAA